CAGTCTGCTCATCCTTTTCATCCTGTGCGTGAGCAATAAAGATTGCTAGGAATGGTGCGTGGTGCATCTTCCTAACAGTCTGGTTAGCCCACTCCTTGAGGTCGCCCCACTTACCGAAACGGTTGTTACGGTTCTCTGGCTTGTCCTCGAAGGTCTTTTCTGCTCTGTCCATAGCGACACCTAGGGTGTCGATAATAACAGTCTTGTATTTGTGCTCGGTGTTCAGAAGTCCTTCCAGCACAGAATCTAGCTGTGCGTGGTTGTCCACCTGAATTACATCCACATTCTTCCAGTCACGAGCGATGGCAGATGCGCCACCCTCAACATCGACTAGAAGAACTGGAGAGAACTGCTCTAGCTCTGAAGCGGAAGCAGCAAGCCAAGTCTTACCGTTCTTTGGGTCGCCGTAAATCAATACCGACTTTGGCACATTGAGTGCCTCTGCCTTCTTGATGAACTTAGCGAACGCCAGTTCTGGGAACTTAGTGTCCGACATATTATTCTCCTTATATCTGTTGTGCTAAATATTCATTGAACACTTGAAACAGTCTTCGCTCTTCTCTAGCTGTTCTAACTCTACTCCTTTTTGCAAATTTGTCCACAAGTTTTTTAGGCGTGTCCAAACTGCAAGTGCGAGCTCTTCCGAGTAGTCGAAGCTATAGGGAAAGATGTCTGTTTCCATAGTGCCGTCACGATTGATAAACACAAGGCTTATCCTATCGATCTTGATACCTTCGTTGTTCAAACCCCATGCGTAAAGCTGAGTCTGAGCAACATACTTTTGTAGCGTGTATTCAGTTTTAGTGTCAGGCTTCCGAGTTACCTCTTCGCCGTTTATCGACAGTGGTGGCTCGAGAAGTTTTGCAATCTTGCGAGTCTTGTCCCTAGTCGAAGTCTTCCAGTCTATTAGATGATTCTCTTTTACCAATGCAAGGTCTGGCTTGCTATTGATATCTCCGTAGCCATCTAAATGACCAAGGTGAATCTTCTTTTCGACTAGTGCCCCTTCGAGCATCGGGAAGTCCGACAAGTCAGCCTTTTCGATTGAGTCTTCGATAAGCATGTGCACTGCGGTGCCAATCTTACCTCCGAGCCAATACTTAGTCTCGCCCTGTGTATCTCCTACGAGAGCCTTCGCTAGATGGTATGTGCAGGGGTCCGAAATCTGGCTCGCCCCAACTTTCTTCTGCTTGTCTCGTTGTGTTTCGATGCGTAGTAATCCACTCACCAAGGAAATCACGTCCCGGTCTTCTAGCATTTGGATATCTCTTTCTCCCTATGGTCTTGATCTCAGTTGGTGTCATGCCTCCCCAAATCCCGTGGTCTGGGATGAAAGAAACTGCATACTCGGCGCACATGTCCTTTACAGGGCACCGTCCACAAACTTGCTTCAAGAATTTGTATTCGTTACCAACGGTTGCTGGCTCGAGGCCGTCTGGTGGAATGTATAAGTCTGGGTATTGTTCACACTCAACCCCACCGTTTTCCTCAATTGCCTTGAACAACTTATATCTCAGTTGCTCTGTGGTCGGTAAGTTTTGCACTTTTCTCCTTTTGAATTGTGTCTTGGAGAAAACAATAGTGCTTATTTTTTACGGTGTCAAATCACCACAATTTATTTTCTGACTTGGCCATATTGATGCCTCCCCAGATGCCGTGGCTCTCTTTATTTGCAACGGCAAAGTCGTAGCAAAGTTTTAGCAGTGGACACCCGTGACACAGCTCTTCGGCATAATCATCGGAGACTAAATCCTCTGCATCCTCATAGTCCATGAAGAAGTATGGATTGTCTTTACAGGGATAGGACTCATGCTCATCCTGAGCTTCTGAAAGTTTGTTCCAAGCACTGATCGCCGTTCGGTCGATACCAGCGTTCTGGAAGTCGAAGCTCTGAGCCATGAGCCTAGTCCCATCTATTTGGTCCGTGTATGTAGCTCTCGGTCTCTTCGTCTATGTAAATAGGCGCTTCAACGTAAAGAATTTCGCCCAAAAGCTTCATTCCTAAACCTACGCAAATAATTATTACAGCAAGTAAGAACAAAGACACGGCAAAAGCTGAAATTATTTCCAATATTTTTGTTCCTGAATCAGCTTGATTAGCTCATCTCGGTTCTCGCCTTCAGACAAGTTCTCCTTGATAGCCTTGATGATGCTCTCTTCTCGGTGCACTGCGCCCTGATAGTAGGCGATCTTTGCGTTCTTGTGAATCAAATCTTGCAGGTCGCTCACTTTGATCCCCTTTCCTTGAGGTCATTGATTGCGGCAAAGACTAGTAATGGCATTGTAATACAAAGTCCTATTGAAAGTAGGACCAAATTGATAAGAACTATGTTTACTAGCATTTCAATCATTCTGCTCTCCTTTGATTAGCTCGATAAAGAAGTCGGAGCGGAGACATTCACAGTGGAACTCGCAAAATTCATTTCGGCAACCTTTGAAACGCTCTAGCAGCTTGATAATGCGCTCACGCTCCACTCGCTTGCCTTCGGCCATAGCCAGACACAGCGAACACTCTTCAGCAAGTTGCCAACTCCAAGTCTCGCCAAGGTGCTCGCACTCCCAGTGACTCTTATCTGAAATTACCATGTGCCTTGGGTCGGCGCTGACTCGAATCAAATCGCCAGTGCGGTCAAGGAATACCTTTCCACAGGTGCAAGCATTAGGTGCTGAGTCTCTGTCAACAGTATCCTTGCACGAAAGGCACCCATAGTAAGTCTTAGACATTTCTAATCATGTCTTTGATGCGCTCTACCGCGACATCCTTGTCGCTGATCGACTGCAAAATCATGTCTAGCTCAATAGCTTGGAGGATGTAGTCCTTGACCGATTGCTTTACATCCAGCTTTACTTGGTTGAGCACAGGGTGGTTACTCATCGTCTTCATCCTTTTGAAACTCCATTACATAGAACATTGCATAGTCAAAATATTTCCTGTAAAGCCAATCTGCAAGTGGAATTGCTCTGTCTGCAATCCAATTCTTTACTGGACCGCCATCTTTTAGCCGTGATCCGCTGAATTCAAAATCCATTTTTCTGCTTCCTCCTGAATCATTGTGGTAAACATACCCACTGTCATGTCTGTGTCTTTGTGCATTGAATCTAGCTTACTAATCAACTGAGAGTAAAAGGCGTAAGCGCCTTGTTTCCTTAGGCCCCTCTCAACCTCTCGGATTCTCTCAAAAGAATCTTTGAACTCACTATTCACTTGATGCCTCCTTTCTCAAGCTCGCGTTCATTGCGAGCTGGTCCTTTACTAGCTTGCTTAGCTGACCTTCATCGTAAGTGTCCTCCGCGATGATGTCGTAAGACACGACTGCTCGCTTCTGACCTCTGCGGTCGAGTCTTCCAGCTGCTTGCTCGTTCAGCAGTCGGTTATCATCCTTTGATAGCCAAACAACTGTCGAGCATCGCTCTTGCAATCCATCTGTGCCTTCACCGATAGCCGCGATTACTGCAACGATGTATTGAATCTTGCCACTGATGAAATCCTCGAGCGCTTGGTCTCTAACCTTCTGTGAAGCTTGACCAGACCACTCGAAGGCACTGAAGCCTTTCGCTTGTAGTCGGTTGGTTGTGACCTCTGCAAACTTCTGACTGTGAGTCAGGATTAGCATTGGCTCGCCCTCTGGGTGGTCATCGATGATCGACATTAGCTCATCTAGCTTGCTTGACTTACAGTCAAGGGCGAAGCTAACCTCGCCCACTTCGTTCACCTGTGGCACACCGAGAGTAATCTGCCTAAGTCTGATTCTGGTTGCAACTGGAACCTCAGTCACAAGCGGATTCTCTCCAAGCCAAACCAAAAGGTCCTTCTCCAGCTTCTTGTAAATCCGCTTCTGCTCTGGGGACAACTGCACGATTCTCTGCATGGATACCATGCTTGGCAAGTCTGCATCCATACCCTCTGGGTGATAGTCGCAACACTTGTCACGCTTTAGGTGGCGAATGTAGCAAGGAATCTCGTCCACAATGCGCCCGGGCTTCTTCTCGCCAACCACGATAATCCCAGCAAAGTAATCCTTGGTCGTGGTGCAATACTTATCAACCCAAGTCCAGAACGACCTGCCAGCGAGCTCTGGATAAACCCACTTGAGCACAGACCAGATGCCATCGATCTTGTTACCAGCGATTGTGCCAGACAAGCCGATACGGCGCTTAGCCTTCAAGGTGTGCAACATCTTGGCGGTCTTACTCTTACGGTTTGATGCTCGGTGAATCTCATCGAACACCGCAAGGTCTGGCGAGAAGTTCACCCAGTGGAAGGTCCTGAAGAACTCTGGGCTCATTAGATACCAGCCCTCTTCATTGGCCTTCAACTCAAAGTAATGCTTCTTGCCAGTCTCGGTGCCATTGATGTATTTGACTTGGGAGTTAGGAATCTGCATCTCGATGGTTCTTTGCCAAGCACGCTTGTGTGTGCCCTTGGGTGCGATAACGACATTGACCTTGGTATTCAGTCGCTTAGCAACCTCAACCGCAATCAATGTCTTACCGCCACCAACCTGAGTTGCGACAATCCCAGTGCCATTGTTGGCAACTAGCTTCTCAATGTCACGCTCTTGATATGGGTAAGGTGTCAGACCCATCCTGTAGTCTCCCAGTATCCCTTCGGTCTGGTTGTCACACAGAACTTCTCAGCTTCTTGCCAGCTATGAAACCAAGTGCGTAGATCATACTTTCGATCCACCACACAGACTTCAAACTCATAGTCGCCAAAGATATTGACCATAAAGTAAAGGTCGTCTACCTTTGCGACTTCCAGCATACGGTTGTGAAGGTCGAGCTCATGCTCGATGTCTTCACTCCCCAATCGCTTGCTTGACCTCATCGCCCAATCCGTTCCTGTAGATGTTTGGGATTACGAACTCATCGCCGTCTACCCAAATCAAGTCACCGTCAATGTAAGCAACTATCGCACTGCCAGAAACATTGCCCACACCTAGGTTCTGGATAGTAAGTCTCCAGCCCTCAGATGTCTCGTGAACTGACCAGCTACCGTCTTGATTTGGGGAATCGGTTTCCACCGCCCTCTTAGTAGACTGCACACCTTCTAGGATGTCCTGAACAGTGCGATAGTTTGTGGTTCCCATTGCTCGCCCAATCTGGGTGCGTGGGACTCCAGCCTCGTCTGCAAGTCTTACTGCTACATTGCGAGCCTCGATTAGCTGTCCAAGGCGCTCTTCAATCGAACGCCTAAACTCTTCTTCCATGGTTCGCTTTGCATCGCGCAAGGCTTTTTCTGCATACCGAACGCCATCTAGGGCGTTCTGACCGTGTGAACTCAAACGCATTATGCAATCTCCTCGACTTTGAACTCGATGCCCGGATACTGGCGCTTCAACTGCTCGACCGAATCCTCTGGCATTGGACCGTCAGACTCGACCTCAATCTTGCCAGTGACAAGACCGTTGCCGTGAGCCTCTACACTGCCCTCTTCGCCGACACTGATAACCCTGCCATCGTTTAGGACGGTCTGGGTTCCGTTGATTACATCCTCAAGAACATCGTAAATTGAGAACGTTCCACCTGTGATTTCTACTTTGTATTTCATGCTATCTCCATATCTATTTCTACATTGCGAACCTCGTTTGATCCACAGTGCGGGCATTCGCCCTCTTCTACTTCTGCGTAATTGAAACAATCTGTGCATTTGACTACATACATAGTTCCTCCTGAGCTACTAGTAAGTCGAGTAAGTGTTGTTTGACTACATCACGATACTCCATTGTTGGGTATTTTGCCAATCCATCTCTGAGGAAGCCCATGTATGAGTCTCCGTCAGCCCATTCAAATGAGAACCTGTCATTGCCGTGGTTCACAAAACTGGCAATGCTCTTGCCTTCTAAGTCAATCTCACCCACGAATCCGTGGGAGTTGTCGGTCCCATGAAACTTGTGGGTAATGTAAACCTCAAAGGGAGATATCATCCAACACCTCTCTGGTCACTCGATCCGCTATGGCTCTGGCAACTGCTAACTTCTGTGAGTCCGATGCGCTGTCAAGCTCGTCAAAGTCCTCTGTGGTCCACATGGCACAGTTCAGGATGTCGAACTCATCTTCGTCAATGACTCCCCATGCTCCGTCTCCGGTCACATACAGTCTTGAATAGTTCTTCATCAGATGCTCGCTAACTTCAGCTCGTAGGTTGGGAGCTTGCGTAGCCAAGTCTTGACACGGCTTGGGGCATCCTCTGTGTTTAGGGATTCGGTGGTGTTCCACTCTGAGTAGCCATCCCAGTGAGTGCGGATGCTGTCCCAGTTGCTCATACCAAGAACATGGGCAACCAAGTCACGGTTGCGCTTGTCCTTGATAGATACCTCAAGAATCGGTCCCTGCCCATCGCTGGAGCAGTCTGCTTCAAAGTATGGGGTGGTCTTGTCCTTATACTGAATCTTGAGCTTGTAGGGAATGACCTTTAGCTGGATTCCGTCAATACAAACCTCAATGTCGTGCAATTTAGTCTTTGCCATGATACATATCTCCAATCCTTGCCACTGCATGTCCGTAGGCTTCGTATCTGCCCCAGTGAAATGCGTAGTCTCCGTTATCTTCTTGTTCTGCTTCGAGCATGTCCTGCTCTGCTTCCTCATACTTGGCATTGAGCCAAGCGATGGTTTCTTCCATGTAGTTCTTGGGCATTACTCATCCCATTCTTCTATGGTGTCTGACGAATACTCGGTCTCATAACCTTTGTCCTTGAACCAGAACTCGGGCAGTGTGTTGATGTCTCTCTCGCCGTCAAACACATCGTTGAGTAGCTTCTTAGCTTCCTCGAGGCTCTCTGCTTGAAAGCCAGCTTTGTAGGTGTAAGTCTCTGAATACCAGAATGTGTAGGTCTTCATTACTTACCACAACCTTCGCAGTTGCATGAGTGCTCTTGTCTGCTGGCAGTTGTGCGTGTGAACTTGCTAGTGCCAAAGTAAAGGTCATGACCGATCGATGTGGCATCGAGCTCTACTGAAGTCCCAGTGCGCTCACCGTTGTCCCAGTCGCGAATCTTTAGCTCACCAGTAACCACAATGCGGTCACCCTTGTATAGAGACTCGTGTGTGTGAACTGCTAGTGCGCCCTTGGCGACCACCGTGAACCAGTTAGTGGCACCGATGTCCCACTCGTTGGTCTTGGCGTTGAAGGTTCTTGTGGTGCTTGCTAGGCGGAAGGTTGCTAGAACCAACCCATCGTCAGTGATGGTCTTGCGAACATCTGTTGCAATCAATCCAGTTGCTGTGTATGTCATTTATCTCTCCTCTGTAATCCAAAACTCTAGGTTGTTATCTTTGTTCTTGGCACTCTCAAACTCTTTCTCAGTTGAGAAGTAGAAGAAGATATTCTGGTCGTCCTCTTCCTCGGTCCAGCTCTCACCGATACAGATTGTGCTTAGGTATTCGGTTTCAGGCTCATCGTGCCAACGAATTAGCACTTCCTTTGTTGTGTTCATGGCATCTCCTTTTCTTTCTTGCCGTCCCCCTTGTAGGAATCGAACCTACGGCGCTTGATGATGATTTCATGAGGGGGCAAGAAATGAGCGCCAACCGTTAGGGGGTGGATGGCTAGGGAACTTTAGGGGGGGGTCAGGATTCCCTAGCCAAGTCTATTTAGTTGTGTGTTGTTGTTATAGATAATGTTAGTCGGTGATGTTTTGGT